TCTAATATACATCATAGTTGATAAGTATCTCTTCGTCCTCATCTGACTTCATCCACTTGCCGCCAACGTTCTTTGTTTTCTTTTGAGTTTTGAATTCATTGACTTTTAAGACATCATACAACTTAAATATATTCTCATTAAATATCTTTCCATCTTTAATTTTTGTTTTCATTTCTTTTCCATTATTTATTTGCCTTAAAGTTACGTAAGGTTTTGATTTATCTTTATAGGTTTCATACTTGATAACTATATAAAATTTATCTCCTGCATTCTCGTTCACATATTCTGTATATTCAAGGAATTCCATTTCGAATTTTACTTGTTCTTTAATTGATAATGGTTTGTCTTCAATGTCTTTAATTACCTCTTTAATATATTCAATCATATTCAATTCTTTATAAAGGGTTTTTGTTGTTTTTTGTGAATATCTTTTTAAAATTTCTTCATTAATTTTAAGTTTTTCTATATCTTTAAAATTAATTTGTTTGGAATAAGCAAACTTATCATATAGTTCTATAATTTGAAGAAGTTTTTTATTATTTCCGAAACATCTAAAGAAATTTAATCCAGTTAATATTTTAAGTTGACGAGAATTTACTGATGTATTTTTTATATCACTTAATAACTCAATAAAATCTGTATAATTTTTTTGTTGTGCTAAAGCATATAATTCATTTGGCACTTGTTCGTTAAGAAATTTAATTGAAGAAATACCTTTATAAATACTATTTTCTTTTTTATCAAATGTGTATTTTGCGATTGATTTACCAAATGAAATTGGATTAATTTTTGCATTTAATTGGTTAGCTAATGACACCCCTCTATTTGTATCTTCTTTGTTTTCTGCTCTATCTAAGTAAGCAGTAGCAAATTCTAATGGGTAATAAGTTCTTAATCTAGTCTCTGCATATCCATTCATACTGTAACCAGTGGAATGATTATATCCAAATTGATATTCAGAAGAATCGTCGATAATTTGTAGAAATTGTTTTACCTCTTCTTCTGCTGTTTCTCTTGATTTATTTGACTTATCACAATATCCTTCAAGAATTTTTGGCAATTGTTCGTTGAGCAAAACTATGTCTTTTTTCCCGATTGCTCTTCTAGTGGTATCTGCTAAAGATCCACTAAATCCACAAATATCTGTTAGAAATTTAATAGTATCTTCTTGATATACTAAATACCCATAATTATCTTTCAATAAATTATCCAATTGTTCAGAAGGATTTATATTAAGTTCTTTTTTAATTAATCTATCTCTATATGATTTACCAGATGGACGTAGCGAGGCGTTCACTAACGACATATCATTTATACGACGAGGTTTAAAATCTTTAAGTAACGAAAAAGCATAATCTCCTTCAAATTGAAACACACCTACACTAGAAGTAATCATATTATCCCAAACCCTACTATCATTCCAATTAATTTCATGAGCTTTAAGATAATGAGATCCAATAGACTTATATACATCTTTCATTATCCCAACAGTTTTTAGTCCTAAAATATCAAATTTCACAAAATTTACTGAATCTACTGCTTTCATCGAACATATTGATACAGGTTGAGATTCATTACCATCTTTATAATAAACTCCTAAATTATCTGCGAGTGTAATTGGAGAACCAATAATACCTGCTGGATGAGTTCCTTTGGCTATAATAGTTCCTTTCAAACCATCAAAATAATAAAATAAATCCTTATTATTATCTTTTAAATATTTGAATTCTTTTTTTAAAGTATTAACTCTTGTCAATGCTTTATTATTTCTTATCCGATTACAATAAACTTCATGATAGTCAAAATCTACGGACTTAGCATCTACCTCTTCTAATTCTTCTAGGTTGACTTCTTCTTGAATAATCTTAAAATACTCATCAAATAGTTTATCAAATTTATTTTTAATATCCATTACCACATCTAAATTTTCATATTTTAACCCTTTTGCTAATACATCAATAGTTCCTCTATCTCTTAAAGTTGAAAATGCTGATATATATGCCGTTTTCTCTGGTGTAAACCTTTTGATAATATATTCATAAACTTTTACACGATCCTCTGGAGCGAAATCTATATCAATATCTGCGAGAGAAACCCTATCAGCATTACAAAATCTTGAAAAAACAGTATTCCATCTGATAGGATCTACATCAGTAATATCTGTAATAAAAGCAACTTCACTACCACCAACAGAACCACGACAAAACCCATATGGTATTTCATTCTCATTACAGTAATCAACTAATTCAGACATAAACATCATAAAGCTTTCCATATTTTGTTTTTTCATTGCTTCAAATTCTTCATTTATTTTTTTCTTATACTCATCTAATTTAGTTAAATCAAGAATATTATTATCCTTTTTTGCTTTAAACTTTTTTGCAATAGTTTTTTTCCAAATATCTACTGCATTATTCCCATATAAATTAGGATATTTAAATGATTTGTCTAATTTAAACTCTTCAACCATATCAGCAAATTTATTTGTGTTAGATATAGCTTCCATCCATACCTCTTCGGGCAACGCATTTTGGATTCTAAAACATTCAACCAATTCATTAAAACTTTTCCAAGTAAGATCAAATTCATCCTCTTCTCCGTAGAAACTATCTTTTGATATTTGGAGAATTTTTCTACACTCTGCTTTATATTTTGAAGATGAATGTGTATCTGTACCGGCTATTAGAGGTATATTATATTGTTTACTCCATCCCCACAGTAATTTATTGTATTCTATTTGATGTTCGTGTGTGTGGTACTGGATCTCTAAGAAACATCTATGACTATTTTTAGACATCCACTCTAAAAATCTCTGTACATAACTATCTTCGTCATCTTTTTTTCTCCATAATATTGATGCTAAACAAGCAGTTGTAATTATAATATTTTCACTTGTATTCATTAACTCTTCAAATGATATTCTAGGATTATAATACATATGCCTATCTGTTTTGTCATCTAATTCTCCTTTGGAAGTAGATTTGGAATTTAAAGTGTTTAATTCTAATACTCCATCATAATTCTTGGCATATAATCCAATATGATATCCTCTTTCATCTGCTTCGAATTTAGTACATAAGTATGATTCAATGCCATGTATGTATTTAATTCCTGCCTTATCGCAATCCTGTTTCTTTTTTATCCAATCGTACATTCCTCCATGGTTAGAAAACGCTAATGCTTTACATTTTTCTTTTTTAGCAAGTTTAATATATTCTTTATAACTAGTACACGAATCAGAATAACCATTACAATTACTTGTATCATCATGAATATGGTATCTAATATAATTATTCATATTACTCCTCCTAATCCATAAGTCCTTCCATCCACGTTAAATCATCTTCGACTACCTTACTATCTTTATTATTAAACATCTCTAAAGTATCAAGATATGCCTTATATGGTGCATGTATTTTGGATGAAAAACCATTCAAATTTGCCAAGAAATAACTTTCAGTATCCGTAACATCTTGCCACCATATTTTATTATCCAATGTTACTTTATAATCTTCTTGTTTTTGTTTAATCTCTTCAACAGTCTTCACGATATCATCTAATAATTCTTGAATAGATTCATCATCTAAAGATATTTCAACATAACAATCTTTTACTACAAATTTACTCTTAACATCATCTGGTAAACAATCTATTGAATTATCAATAGACATTTTATTGAGATACTCCTCAATCTCATCTTCACTAAACTTACTATCTGATTTCTTTAACCACATTTTTGCGTTTGAAGCTAAACTGTTTCCTATATCATTTCTTTCAATAATACGACTCTTAGTTTTTCCATTAGCTTGCATACATTCAACTTCAACGTATTTAAGGAACGCCCATCTAGCTACAATTTGATCCATAGGTATATTTAACTTTTTGTGAATACCATAACTATATAAAATAATTTGGCCTTTTTCCTTATCAATTTTTTTACCTTTATATATACTTGATGTTTTAAAGTCAGTAATTACACATATATCTTTATCGTTTCTTTTTTCCATATGTATAGCATCTATATAAGCTTGAATTAAAATATTATTTATCTTTATTGGAACAAAAACTTCGCACTTTAATTTATATGGAATTTGTTGATGATTTTTAAAGAAATGTCTCATGCATGATTCATATTTATCACTTATTTTTTTGTTTTTATCTTCATTACATCTATCATACTTGAGTCCACCAATGGTAAATTCAAATAGTTTCTCCTCAAATATTTCTATCATATCCGCATATGATATTTCTTTATTATAATATTTCTCTAGTATGTCATGCGATGCATTTCCAAACACACCATAAATAGAATCATGTCTATCCTCTGGGATTTTAAGGATGTATTTAAGGTAAAAAGTATAAGGATCTCCTTTATATTGATTATATTTTGACCATGAGTAAATCTCATCACAATCTAATTTATTTGCTATTAATTGAATTTCTTCAAATTGTTTTCTCATTTATTTTCTTATCCCTCTCTTTAATATATTTTTTGTGTTCTGTTTCGTTATAAGTTATTTTGTATTTCAATAGATAGTTATACATCTTATTATCTAAATCCATTGGAGCCTGTTTGTCTTTGAGTAGGTCGTATTTATCATAGATATATGAAACATTACGAATACCATAAAATCGCTCACACATTCCTCTAATATGGTGCAAATCAATACCTTTATCCATAGCAATTACAATATCAACATTAATTCCTATTAAGATTCGTACTTGTTCATCAGATATATCATGACTTTCTATGGCAACCACCGTACCATCTTTTCTACTGTGTCTTTTTAACACAGATTTCTGAGATTCTGCAACTACGCAAAAACCAGATTCTTGAATAGTTTTATAGTTCTCTTGCAAACCATAAACATTAAGAGATTTAAAGTATTTTTTAAGTGGAAAATATTTTGGGATATCTAACATTTCCCATTCTTTAATTGTTGTCCGACCCATAATCCCTATGAAGTCATTTTCATCTCCACACCATTGTCTGGCAGGAATTACTATTCTCTTCTTTTCTGCACTATAGCCTATCTTGAATATATCGCAGGTAAAGGGCAAGATGCCATCTGTCTTTATCCAATCAATGTGGGGCAATGGTATATACTCCTTGATAATTTCATTGTCGTACAACTCAATGTCATCGATGTTTACAACACATCTTTTTCTTTTAACCTTCTTGAATACGTTCAATGGATCTTTTTTATCAGATTTATCTTCTTTTATTTTAAATTTGTACTCTAAGCCAAGTAACTTATGTAAATACTTATTTGCTTTTGGAAATGAAATATCTTTTATTGTCATAACTAAACTGAATATATCTCCACGAATTATTTCACTATCAGATTGAAATATTTTAGTAGATAATGTTTCTTTATTTATAGCAATATTATTATTAGATGTATGATTAGGCAATCCGCATCGAAATTCTTTAGTATATTCTTTAATACCATGACAGTCTAGAGATTTTAGTATTTCTTGTAGTTTATCATTGTCTAAGATATAAGTTTTTAATTCAATAGAGGTCATTCAATTATTTTCACCTACTCTCTATTTATTTTATTTAATATCACTTTTTAAATTATAATTCAATATACTTTCATATTGTCTCCTTAATTTATCTCTACAGCCATTTTTAATTTATATATGAAGAAAATTATATTCTTCTAAATACTTTTCCAATATTAATTTTTTATGCTTAAAATACTCCATGAACGCATCTAAAGGATCATTGAAATATCCTAAATGCTCCTGATTGCTATTATTTGAAATATAACAAGCATATTTTTCTTTTGTTTTATCATAAGACACTCCGGGATAACCACTAGTATTATGTTTCTGAATATTAGTAAAGAAGTTATTTATTTTTCCAGGCATGAACACACAATTTTCTAGATTATATATTTTGCATCAGTTAAGACATCTTTATCGAGTTCGAATTTAATATTTTGATGATCTATCATATCTTGATAACCTAATATTTTAGGTATGTCTTGAAGAAAATATTCAAAACACAACCATTTTTCATTTACAATACAATCTTTATATGTTTCTTCTTTAATATGAAATTTCTCATCATAACATCTTTGCAACATAGATACCCATTTATTTATATATGGATTGTGTTTAACATTTTTTACATATCCATAGTATCCTTTATTATAAATAATTGGTTTTAATGAGTCTTTTATGTTTTTGTTTATAATTTGAATACCAGCAGAGATGGTTTGAAAACCAGTATTTTTAAATTCAACTACGTATCGTTTATTACCTGTTTTAGATCCGTTTGTATCATATACACCTAAAACTTTATATTCTCCAAATATTTTGCTTATAAAAATTTTTCCGATATATTTATTCCTATCGTTTTGATTTTCTATTTCTTTATTAATGCTATACTTTTTTATCAACAAATTATTCCCTCCTACCAATCTTGCGAAATATTACAAATTCCAAGTTCCTTATACATATTTAAAGATAAATCATACTCTGCAATGATTTGAAATTGATTAGTTTGCCCGAATCTATTTTTTGTAATAAATATTATAAGATATCGCTTATCTTTTTTTAACTTAAAAGGAATCTTGGTGAGATTTCTCTTCCCTTCTAGTTTGTATGGTTTTATTTCATGTTTTTCATTTTCATATTCATCTTCAAAAGGTTGTCTAATCATAATATTAACTGACATTACATCCACAATCGATTTAGCCATACCAATTTCATTGTTTGTGTAATATCTTAGTTTAGTAGCAGTTTTACCTAATTGGTATGTAACAAGTAGACTAACATTTTTAGCAGTTGGTTTAATCACATCGTAAATTTTTACCATATCCCTTTGCATTTCCAACCATGTTTTATCAGAATTACTATCAGCATTTTCTTTAAGCGTATCAATGCAAAAGTATTTTACATTTCCCAAAGCTGAATATTTCTTTATAATTTTAATGGCAATATCTGTAGTATATTTTTCTAGAGGTATAATTGTAATATTTTTATTTTCCTTCTTATCTTCAATCCATTTTGCACATTTTCTTAATAATTCCATTGTTTTTTCATCAAAATTCCCATCCCTTAATATATATTTATGTAAGTTTTCTTTATAAACATTATTAGCTACCCATATAATCATTTCTTTTTGTATTTTGGTTTGATCTTCTTCGTTTATAATGAATACTACTTTTTCATCGTGTTTTAATACTGAGGGAAATAACCAATTGATTGCTGTAGTTGATTTTCCGGCTCCCGATAGTCCTCCCAATCCAACTATATTTCCTAAATTTAATCCTGATATTTCTTTATTTAATATAGTGCAATTATCAAGTGGTAGTCCTATATTGATTCCTTCATTTAATTTATCAATTAACTCATTTACGCCAGAGCAAGCATTGTAACTTTTAACATCACCTTCGACATTTACGAATATATGATTAAGATTAGTTTCATAATAAGCATATATTTCTTCTGTATTCATATCTGCGAATTGACTTAATTTATCATGAACAGGGAATTTTGCTTTCATTAATTTAAGAACTGCATTCCATTTATGTAATTCGTTAATGTACCCGTCTAAATTTTCTTCTTTTACATATTCTTTTGCTTTGTCAATGGTGTCATAACCACCATATTCATCATATTTAACTTTCAATTTATCATGCTTTTCAAGATATAAACCAACCGTAATTTCATCTAATGATTGTTTCTTTTCTTTCTTGATAATATCATGAGCAATAACAAAATATATCTTCCATTCATTATTAGAGAAATCTTGTAAAGTCAAATTATCATATGAATACATTAATTCTGGGTTCTTGTAAAATATAGATGTGGCGTTTGCTTCAGCAGATAATTTAAATTCTTTAACTTTTTTTACAGCATTAATTAATTCTTGTTCATAAGGACTTACTTCTTTTTTAGCAACAGTAGTTTTTGACTTTGTTTTTGTAACAACAGCCATTTACCATAATTCCTCCAATTCCTTATCGATCTTTTTATCTTTACTTTTTGCTTTATATTCAGCTCCTTCATGTATTTGATTTTCTAATTCAATAGTTGCTGTTTTCTCTTCTGCTTTCTTAGCATTTTTTAATCTAGAGAAAACATTATTTATCTCGTTTTCAATGAATGTCATTATTGTGTTTATGAGGTGTTTTTCATCTTTTATTTTATCTCTGGTTGGCCCTATATATTGTAAAATACTGTATTTACAAAACTTAAATGTTAGTAATATAAGTCGGTAATCATAACTTGCTTGTGGTTTTTGTTTTGTATTTGCCATGAATTTACCTTCATGCAAACCCCTAAGTCTTAACGCTAAATACCTCGGAAACTTTTTGCCTGTTTCATACTGTAAAACTTCTTTAAAAACATACTCGCACATCTCCAACCAATCTTTTTGCTCTTGTTTCTTAGTAATTTTCTCTTCCATTTAAACACCTCAATAGTTGATAGGAATAGGGATTATTGGTTGGTTCAATAATCCCTATTATCATTTATAGCATTTCAGCGAATTCTAATACTTGATTCAATTTTTCAATATCATTATTAACTAAATCTTTAATATTGATTTCCAAGTCTCTGATTTTCTTTCCAATTTTCTTTTGATTTTCTTCTGAACAAGTCTTTAGAATAGATTTGATATTATTTGCAATATCCTCTGCTTTTTCATCTTCTATTTCCATAGATTCTTTATCCCTATTCACACCAGTAGAATAATCAACTGCTTTTTTTACTCCAAATTTCTTTGTACCTTCCCATTTTGTTCTCCAAATTTCAAAAGAAGGATTTTCTATAATTTCTCCTTTCTTTGTTACTCCAGTTCTATCTTTATAGATTTTACCAAAATAAGTTACATTACCATCTTTATCTTCTTTTGTGAACATTTGCATCACAATATCAAAATCGTATTCAGCTTTTTTAGCTAAATCAGGAGCTTCACCAATTTTTACTCTATCAATACCTTTTTTCTTTTCGTCATCTGTTGGATCTCTAAAGACATCCTTTTGATGTGCCACTTCTACAATCCATTTACCTTGTGATGAGAACATTATATAAGCTGTTTTTAATGCCTGATTCCATCTCTTGATATGGCCCCAATCACGCTGACTCAAATTTAGGTCTTCTAAATCTATGTCTTTACCTTTTCTTACTTGTTTTCTTGATCTTTTTTCAACAACTTCATATGCTGCTGATTGCATATTCTCATATAATTTTGTACCACTATCAATCACAATAGTATCAAATTCTGCTAATAATTCTTCATCATCTAATTCATCAAATGTCTCTTGAACTTCAGATGCAGAAGTTGTACGCATGACATTAAGAATATTGGGATTATCTTCAAGATAATATGTATTACCATCTTCACTGTCTACCAAGTTTATTTTTGGGAAAGTTCCTGCTGTTGTAGATTTGCCGGAGCTTGTTGCACCAAATATTAATACTTTTCCTCCAACATAAGCCAATACTTCTTCTTTTTTAACAAAACCCATTTATTTTAGTCTCCTTTATTATTTTTTTTATTATTTTATATGATTTTTGTGTGTATCAGGAGGAATTTAACCTCCTGATATTAATTAAATAGTATTATACATCTAACAATTTCATCCATGCTTCATCATCAACTGTTTCTTCGTCTTCCTCAGTATCAGCATCTTCTTTTTTATCTAGTGTTTTTTCAAATTTCGCAACACTTTCTTCTAAATCTTCTGTTTCTTCCTCCTTCTCTTCTTCAACTTCAATAAATTGAGAAAGGAAAACTAAATCGCTTTCTTTATATTTATCTTTATTGATTGCCAAAATTGGAACCTTTGTTTCTCCTTCACCTTCAAATGTAATTAAAGGTCTTTTTATAAGCATTCTTTTTTCTTTATTTCTACCAATAGCACATTTACTAAGAGCCTCTTCCTCTGTGATAACATTAAGTTCAATAAGT